TAACATGACGGGCACTATTGTCGAGGCTAACTACATTATTTCTAGCTTCGGAACTTTAGGCGACCCATTTATCCCTTTCGAGTTCAGACGTAACACGGGAATGTATACGGAAGAGGCAGCAATTGACCTCGTAAACGGTTCGTCTTACTATACACAAACGGTTACTTTAATTTTCCACCGAAGAGAGGCTGCGAAATCTAAGGCAATCAAAATCTTAGGCGAAGGTCAAAGAGACTTGGCTCTTGTAGTTGGTGACGCTAACGGCAAGTATTGGTATTTTCCAAACGCTCAATTGACAGCCGTAACGGAAGGTTCTGGAACTGCCAAAGCCGATGGTAGTAAGTACAGCGTTACATTCGTAGCGGAAGCGGAAAACCTTGCATTTGAGGTTGCAGCGGCGGAAATTCCTGACATTATCTAATAAGATAAACACGAATTTAAGAGGGGGTTTTAATTAGCCCCCTTTTTTATTTAACCAACTTTTCTAAATACTACTTATTAAGATAGTATGATATACATCGAGCAAAACGAAAACAATACAATAGCCTTAACGCTAACTGAAAGTGCCACGATCACTGCGCCGACATGGTTGTTTAAATTCGTATGGGAAATGGACGAGACACTTGCACCCATTTATTGGGTTGGTGTTGATTATTCGCAGTATGTAAACCGATACAATCTTTTCTTTTTGGAGGAAGGCGTTGACGTTTCTTTAAGAATAGGACAATACCGATACGAGATTTACGAAAGTCCCGTGCCTATTGTAGTTGACCCAAACACGACTTCGAACGGACTAGATTTAGTTGAGGAAGGGCGTATGGTTGTCGAGGGTATATCAAATTCAATTTATGACTAATGGGTTTATTTGGAAAGTTTAAGAAAGACGAAAGTGTAAGCGTGGTGGACACGGGTTACCAAACATTTAGTACGCCATTTTTGCGTGTGCCTGAAGGTAACTTGTCGTTGCCGTTTGTAGATGTACGTTACACTGTGCAAGGTTACGTTCGTTTTGGAAGTGATAACCTTTATCCGCAGTACATGAACCAAATGTACTATATGAGTCCCTTACACGGGTCTATTGTCGATTTTAAGACCAACGCAACCATCGGAGGGGGCTATACATTTGACGAGTCGAAGTTGACCGACATGGAAAAAGTAGTACTTTATGCGTTTGGAAAAAAGATAGGTTTTAAAGACACGCTAAAGACAATCACGAAAGACGTTATTTTACACGGACGTTGCTACTTTACCATTGAGTTGAAAGGTGGAAAGACGCACAACGTTAAACGAGTAGCACCTGAGAAGGTAAGAATAAACCAAGCGAAAACATTATACGCTGTTAATGAAGATTGGCAGTTCGGAATGCAAATTAGAACCTTTGAACCATACCACCCGGAATGTAAAGACGGAACCTACCTATACGTTTACGAACAAAAGAGCGTAGGACAAGACTACTATCCTTTACCGCAGTACACCAGTGCGTTAAACTTCGCTTTTTTGTCGGGTGAACTATCTTACTTGCAGAAATCAAACATACAAAACTCAATCTTCCCGTCGTTTGCTATGATGTTTCCTAAGAAGCCTCAAGGACCTGAAGAAATGCAGTTGATAAAAGACACCGTAAACAAGTTGAAAGGTGCGGAGAACGCAGGAAAAGCGGTTGCTTTCTTTGCTAATAACAAAGAATCTTTGCCCGACTTGGTAAACGTGCCTACTAACTCAAACGATGAATTGTTTAGAGGGGTTTCTGAATTAAACACCGAGCAAATTTGTTTCGCTCACACTATCGACCCTATTCTTTTGGGGGTTCGTACTTCGGGTGCACTTGGTTCGGGTAGTGACATTAAACAAGCCTACGTAATCTTCGAGAAAAACACAATTATTCCTTTGCGTGAAACCATTACGGACGTAGTGAACGGACTTTTGAGAGCCGTTGGTATTAATGCACACGTTGAAATAACTAACTACCAAATTGTCAACGAAACTATTACAAGCGTAGACGAAAAAGGAAAGGACGTAATTAACGCACTCAACGCAATGAACCCGACACTTGCGGCTAAAGTCTTGGAGTCAATGACACAAAACGAAATTCGGGAACTTGCATCTTTAGCTCCGTTACCTGACACTCAAACACCAACAGCATGATTTATTTCGTAACTGAGAACTTTCTAAAAGTAAACACACCAATCACTCGTAACGTCGATGTTACGGACGTGTTCCCATACGTTAAACCTGCTAGTGATATGCGCTTACAAGCTATCCTAGGCAGTTATTTCTACAACTATTTACTGACTCAATACAACGACGAAGTTTTAACCAACGACGAAGTTACGCTAGTGGAAAAAATTCAGTTTGTCGTAGCGTGGAGGGCAGCGGAACAAGCCGCCTTCGGACTGACATACCAACTTAAAAACAAAGGAATCCAACAACAAAACGGAGACTACTCAAGTTCAGTAAGTCAAAGTGAAACCGCCTTCGTTATGGATCACTACGGACAAATGGCAGCGTTCTACGAGAAAAGACTTATCAACTATTTGCTAGAATACAAAGCACTTTATCCACAATTTACGAGCGACCTAAATAGAGACTCGGATATTAAGCCCGTAGGTGGTTGCGGAAATAGAGGTGACTACGACAACACCATGATGGTAATCTGATGGCAGACCAAGAAATAAATATAAAACTCAACGGGATAGCCCAAATCCGTTCGGAACTTAAAGCCTTAAAGGGGGAACTTGCCAACGCAACCGACCCCAAACAAATGGCGGAACTCGGGGAAAAGGCGGGGGAACTCTCGGATAAGTTAAAAGACGCAAACGAACAGGTTGCGGTCTTTGCTTCGGGTTCACGCTTTGAGCAAACAAGTAATGCGTTTGGCTTGATGAAGTCCCAATTAATGGACATGGACTTTGAAGGGGCTGCGTCAAGTGCTAAGTTGTTCGCTGGAAGCCTTGGAAAAATTGACGGCAAAACTATTTCTGCATCTTTAAAAGGGTTGGGTTCTACTATTGCGTCAGTGGGCGGTGCGTTCCTTAAACTAGGTGCGCAACTTTTACTCAATCCTATCTTTTTACTTGTAACTATTATCGGTGCGGTGGTTGCTGCATTTGTTTATTTAGGTGCTAAATTAGGGTGGTTTGAAAATATAATAAAAATGCTTACCGCAGTATTTCGACCTTTAATTGACATGATTAAATGGTTAATGGATGCGTTAGGTATCACTTCATTTGCAGCCGAAGAGTCAATGGAGAAAACTACCGCCTCACTCGAAAAGGAAAAGGAACAACGTGAACAAATTTTGGGTCAGATGGACGACAAAATTGCGTTGTTAGATGCCGAAGGAAAAAGCACACTTGCACTTCGCATTGAGCGTAATAAATACATGCAAGAGGAAATTGCCAACCAAACTAAAGTTTTGGAGTTTATGAGTAACAATTTCTTAAACCAAACCAAACTATGGAAAGATACGGTTAAAGCAAATAAAGCCAAGACGCAAGAAATCAAAGTAGAGGAAATAAAACTCAATCAAGAAGTAAAAGCCGAACAAGAAAAAGCCGCCGCAGATTACGAACAATTTTTAGCTGCTAGGTTAGCCGCAAGACGTTTAATACAAGACATCGAATTGAGCGTTGCAAAAGACGGAATAGAAAAAGAACTACTTGCCAATAAATACAAGTACGACCGACTACGTGAAGACCTTGCTAATAACGAAAAGTTAAACAAGGAAGAACGAGCAAAGTTAAACGCACTATACCTTGAGCAAAGCATAGTTGAAGCCGAAAAGATTAATCAAAAATACGTTGACGCAGAAATAAAGAAACAAGCCGACATTGCCAAAATAATCAAAGACGCTAAACTTTTACAAGCCCAAGACGAGGAAGACTTTGCCGCACTATACGACCAAAACACACGCAGCGCCGCACAACTTGAAGAGGACGCAGTTCGTGAAAAATACTTTAACCTAATTACTTTAGCCGAACAATACGGACTAGATACAGTTGAGTTAAAGAAACGTCAGGAAGATGAAATTGCTAAAATTGAAGAGGATGCCGCAGAAACAGCACGACAAAAACGTCTAAAAGAACAAGCGGAAAAAATACAAATGGCTGAACAATACGCAGGTGCAGTTAATAACCTTGCGGAAACGGTCTTTACTTTATCAAATCGTTTCGGAAAGCAAGACGAAATCAGCAAAGAGAAAAGAGCAAAGCGTCAGTTTCAAATTCAGAAGGCTATGTCGTTAAGCATGGCAATTATCGACGGGTTTAAGGCTGCTAACGCTTCACTTGCTGCCTCACCTTTAACAGTTTTAGGTGTGCCAAACCCGGGCGCAATTGCCGCCTTTGCCTTTGCTATTACTACTTCACTTGCTAACGTCGCTAAAATTGCTTCAACTCAATACGGAGCTAAAAGCGGTTCACCTGCGGGTGGTGGTGGCGGTGCTGCCGTTGGTGGTGGTGAAGCTGCGGGAGGTGGTGCGCCTTCGTTCTCACTATTCGGACAAGGTAACAACCAAAATACCACGGGTGCAGCGCAAGACGTACAAAGCAATAATAACCAACTCACGGTTAAAGCTATTGTAGTCGAAAGTGATGTAACAAGCACCCAAAACAAGGTTAAGAAAATGCAAGAAAACGCTACACTATGACGAGTTATATAACATTACTTAGTAAGATTGAGCAGTTTTGTAACGCTCACTTGCAAATCAAAAAGTACGGAGGTGAATTTCGGGAACAAATGCCGAACTTTAGCACTAAAGACGAAAAGTACCCCGTTGTTTTTGTCGAACCCGTTAGCGACTTGGAAGACCTAAACACGAACCAATTTTCTATTAACGTTTATTGCGTTGACATTATACAAAAAGACCGAGCAAACCTAAACACTATTGTAAGCGACTGCCAACTTATCTTAAAGGATATGTACGTCTATTACATTAACGACATGGACGCTCAACTAGATGTTGTAGGAACGTCGACAATGACACCCGTTAACAACTTTGACTCCGATTATGTGGCGGGTTGGGTAATGAGTATAACTTTCGAGGTCTCAACTTACGGGGCGTGCGAGATACCAATGAACCCAATTGAGCCCGTTGAAGTAGAATGTGAGCCGGGTAACGTTGAAAACTCGGACGGAAGCTACACGGCAACCGTACCTAGTGGTGGTTTACTTATATTACCAGACACAACCTACAACGTGTATTTAAACGAGGTTCTTGTAGCCACGGAAACGGCAGTCACTTTAGCAGATTTTGATATAAACATAGTATGGCAGTAAACATAAATATTCCTTCGGAAGTTACGCAAACAATCACTGACGGAGTAACTACAACAGCACCCTCAGAAAATGCGGTATTTGACGCTTTGGCTTTAAAGGCTAACGACGCAGACCTTGCACTTGTTGCAACAACTGGAGATTACAACGACTTAGACAACTTGCCGACTTTAAATAATGGCACGGTTACTTCGGTAGACTTGACAATGCCACCTGCATTTTCGGTAAGTGGTAACCCTGTAACATCTAGCGGCACATTAGCTGTCGCAGCGGCAGGACTTAGTAGTCAATACATTCGAGGTGATGGACAACTTGCCAACTTTCCGACATCTAGCGGCGGTGGGTCAAGTGTTAATTTTTACCTCAATGGTTCAGTTGCTCAAGGCACACTAGGTGGTGTGGCATTCAAGCAAATGAGTAGCACTCCAGTAATTGGTGCAGGAACTGACTTCACTATCAATGCAGATGGATACATTCAATCATTTATCACAGATGCAAGTGTACCAAATCAATTATCAATCCCGGGTGGAAATTGGAATTTTGAGATGTATTTTTCTGCATCAAGCAATGGCGGAACACCAAGATTCTACCTTGAGCTGTATAAATTAAGCGGAGGTACATTAACATTGCTTGCGTCAAGTTCTGCAACTCCTGAGTTTATCACCAATGGCACTCAGATTGACCTTTATACAACGGCTTTAGCAGTTCCAAGCACAGTACTTTTGGCTGCGGATAGACTTGCTGTGAGAGTATATGTAATCCATAGCAGTAAAACAATTACACTGCATACCGAAAATAGTCACCTTTGCCAAGTGATAACAACATTTTCTACGGGCTTAACTGCATTGAATGGCTTGACTTCACAAATTCAATATTTGGCTTTAGGTCAATCAGGAAGTGTTGTGAATTGGTCTTCTACAGCAGATACACATACGTTAAACATTCCTATAAAATACACAATTGAACTTGTCGCTGCGCTTACGGTGGACTTTTACGCACCATACAATTTGTCAATAGCTTCAGTTACAAATATTTTAAACGCTCCAACAATAACAATTCAAGATGACAATGTAGCCTATACACTGGGAGGCACAATCTCAGCTGGAAGTAAAATAACAGTAACGGCTTCTACTGCTTCAGTAGTAACTTTGAATGTAACTAGATTATGATAAACGATTTATACATAAAAGCGGCAGCACCTTCAGCAGCTGCACCAGTGGGAGCTACCTTAATGAAGACGGGACAAACGACCTCTTACCGCACTGGAGACGATGGCGACATTGAAGCGGGACGTGCTACTTCGTTTACGGTACTAGCTTCGAATAATCCCTTTGGAAATACAAATAGATTTACGGACGAGTTAGGCGGTCAAACATACACGAAAAACATAGTAATTGATTGGAGCACTTATAACGGGTCAAATGTGCTAGGCTATAAAAGAACTCTTCGGGCGGTTGGTATAAATTGGAACAACGCAATAGATGAATCAATTGCTTTAAGTTTTGGCGGCTTTACAACCGGGTGGAGAATGTGCAACATTAAGGAATATCAAAACCTTTACAATTACGGCGTTAACTACAATTCACCTTTAAACTATTCACCGATTAACATACAAAACAATAATTTATTTTTATGGACTGCCAACACATTAAACGGTCAGACTACCGATGCTTATTATTTGGGAAATAACGGAACGCAGTCTTTTATTGTTAAAACATTTGCGATAAATATTACTTACATTTCATGCCGAACTTTCACAGTAACAGGAACTACCTTAACTTAAAATCATGACTTACAAATTTTCTCAATTTAGTGTAGAAATCGTTAATCCAAGAATCGAGGTTCTTGTTATTCACGACACAATAGCAAAACGGACTTGCAGCGTTGACGTTCTTTTAACTACGGAAACGGCTAACTTTGGTTTGAGCCTTGACGGCTTTACTTACGTTAATGATTGGAACGACGAGGAAGTCGAACTTTGGACTTTAACCGAACTTTCAAAATACGAAGTGTGAAATATATAATCACGGCACTCGTTGCGGTCTATTCGTTTTTTGCACCTATCCAAGTTATTCTTTTAGTCATTGGTCTTGCTATTTTCATTGACACTATTGTAGCCGTTCGGTTAACTACGGAAAAGTTTAGCAGTCGGAGACTACGAAAGGGGCTAGTAGGTAAGATGATCACGTACCAAAGTGCAGTTATTCTTTTCTTCCTTATTGATTACGCAATGGTTAACGAAATGGTCAAGACGGTATTCTCGGTGGACTATACCTTAACTAAATTGGTCGGGTTATTCCTGGCAAGTATTGAAGTAGTCAGCATTGACGAAAAGATACGAGTAAAATACGGAGACGATAAAGGATTTATTGCTAGGTTTAAGAGGTTTATTTCCAACGCAAAGAAGATAAAAGATAGTTTCTGACGGTTTAATCCATCTTTATATATGTTTTTCCGTATAATTTACACAATTAAATCATTTATATATGTTATTGCGTATAATGTTTGCCCTATGTTTAACGTCTTGCTCGGTTAATTACCACCTCAACAAAGCAATTAAAAAAGGTTATCGGTGCGACACCATAAGCGACACCATCCGGGTAACAAAAGTAGATAGTTTCCTTGTATGGAAACACGACACCACTTATTGGGTAAAGGTAGTAACGTCAAAAGATACTATTATCTATTATAACACTTCCTACTATCCAAAAACACGCTACGAAACGAGATTCGAATACAAACGTTTTAACGACTCTTTGCGTACAATTCGATTAATGTATAAGGACTCACTACAAAGTGCGCTTAAATCGGCTAAAAACGACCTTAAACGTGAACGAGTAGTGCAACGCAACAAGCCCGTGAGACAATTTAAACAACTATTCGTTATTTTAGGGTTTTTGCTTACTATATTTTTTGTATTTATTCTACTTAAAAAACGTGTACTTTAGTCAAAAAAACCTTATGAACTTAGAAACTTACGTAAAATTTATTAAGAAATGGGAAGGCGGCTTAAGCGGTGACCCTTCGGACAGTTGTTCTGCTATGTACTGCCCGGTACTCAAAGACGGAAAGAAATACCACACAAACATGGGGATCTGTTACTCAAGTTGGGTAGGTCAGTTCGGACACTCGAACAACGTGCGGTTCTTAAATATGAGTAACGAAGATTGGTTTAAGGTCTTCCGTAAAGGCTATTGGGACAAATGTCGAGCTGACGAGTTTAAATGCTTTTCTATTGGCGTAATCGTTACGGGCATGGCATGGGGCTCAGGTCAACACCGAGCAATTATAACCCTTCAACAAGCACTCAACAATTTAGGTAAACACGTTGTAGTTGACGGGGATATCGGAATGAAAACTTTAGCAGCTGCCAACGAGTTAGACGATACTATCTTATTCGATGAGTTAATTAGACTTAGACACGCTTTTTTTATTGCCATTAGTAAACCCGGTATGAAGAACGCTAAATTTAGAAAGGGTTGGTTAAATAGATTAGCCGACTATACATTAACATTCAGACCATGACCCGCAAAAGATTGTTTTTCGACATTGAGACAAGCCCGAATATCGTTACTTCGTGGCGGGTTGGATATAATCTAAACATAAGCCCTGACAATATAATCCAAGAGCGTGCTATTATCTGTGTTTGCTGGAAGTGGGAAGGTGAAGACGAAGTAAACTCTTTGACTTGGGATAAAAACCAAGACGATAAACACCTATTAAAAAAGTTCATTAAGGAACTCAACAAAGCTGACGAAATAATCGGACACAACGGGGATAGATTTGACATTAAATGGCTACGTACACGCTGCATTTACCATGACATTGATATGTTCCCAACTTACCGTACAATTGACACGCTTAAATACGCTAAAAGTGGGTTTTACTTCAACTCAAATAAACTAGACTACATTAGTAAGTTTCTCGGAGTAGGTGCAAAGTCGGACACTGGAGGTTTCCAAACGTGGAAGGACATCTTATTCGACAAAAGCGAAAAAGCACTTGATCACATGGTCGAGTATTGTAAAAACGATGTCGTAATTTTAGAAAAGGTTTACGACAAGTTGCGTCCTTATTCAAAGCACAAAGTCAACTACGCTACATTAAGAGGTGGTGACCGTTGGAACTGTCCTAATTGCGGAACGGAAGACGTGAAGCTTCGCAAGACTTACACGACTGCGGCAGGAACGATAATGCACTCGTTAGGTTGCAAGGCGGGATGTAGGTCGGCTTACTCAGTAAACAATAAAGTTTACATGGATTGGCTTAAGTACAAAATGATAAACAATATTTAGTATCTTCGCACCACTTCTTTTTCATGTTAGGTTTAAATGGGGCTTTCTTTCGGGTTAGCCCTATTTTTTTTAAGGTAGTTCCCGAACAAAAATTAAATTTTTTAAGGCTATACCCCCCAAGTCTCCCCCCAAGTTACCCCCCAAGTTACCCCCCAAGTATTACATTTCCGTCACACATTTAGCCTAATTTCGTGACAAAATGCAAATTCCGAAAAGTTTTTTTTCGTTCTGAAACCCTTACCACCATTGACTTTTAAAATAAACTTTAAATTATTTTGTTAAAAAAGTGTCAGGAACTATTGCGTATTAAAAATAATGCAGTACATTTGTAAGGTCAATAAGGCACAAAACAAAAAAACAAAACGACATGAACACAGAACTTAACACAATTTTAGACAGCGCAGAATTTAACACAATGTTTGATTTCGCAACTGAAAAACAAGAAATCGAAGCGGCAGGTTGGAACTACGAAGAAATCAGAAAATTTGCAGAATCAGTAAAATAAATAAAACGAGGGGTGCGGCTCGGTAACGCACATTTTAAACCTTAACAACATGAAAAACTTAATCAACTATTTCACACCACGCAACGCAGACGAGCGTAACGCCTTAGGCGGTCTTTTCGTCGGCATCGTAATCATTTTATTAATCATCACCTTAATACCTTAAACCATGACAGCATACGAATTTAAACAACAAGTAATCATCGAACAAAAAAACGATAAAATAGAAGCACTTATTGAAGGCTACAAAGAAATCATGCGACAACTAAACCACAACCAAAAGATGTCAAAGACGGACGCAGAAAGTACCGCTTATTACACGGCTCGTAATATAGTCGAAGAAACAATGATTGAGATAACTGACATTAACGTAACCGATATTTAAGATGTACGAAAAGCAACTAATAGAATGTGACGAGTGTAACGGCTTAGGAGTCGTTGAAGGTCAAACGGACGAGGGGGATTATTCACAAATAGGAATGTTCCGCTGCAATGAATGCGAGGGATCAGGTGAAGTTTATATTTATGTTGAAGACTATGAAGCAGAAGAACAAGATTAAGTGCAACCTAACGCACTTTCAAGAGCAATTTAAACGGCAGTTAGCAATTACCCACGGAGACCGAAAGAACTGGTGGACCAACTACAACGCAGAATTAGTAAATAGAATTAGTGAAATTAAAAAAGCGACGACATGAAAACACCAATTGAACAATTAATTGAAGACCTAATAAAACATGATTTAATCAAAGCGGATGGATTTACAACCACGCTAATGTTAAAGGCAAAGCAAGTTGAATACGAACAAATACTTAATACTCATAAATGGGCTAAATTTTTTACAAGTGGTGATGAGTATTACAATACAACCTTTAAAAACACGAACGATGAAAAGATTTAAAGTAACATACAAAGGCTACGCACACAAAACATGGATAGAAATGTTTAAGATAGTGACCGCAGTAAGCCGTGAAGACGCACGAATAAAAGCGGATTTATGGGAAGGTATAATCATTGATATTTACGAGATATGACACCATTAGAAAAAGCCAAAGAACTTTATGATAAGTTTGAAGACGTAATGATTGATGCAGATGCTTATTTTGTCGAAAGTGGTGGTTACCGTGCTGCAATAAAAGCAGTTGATGAGATATTAAAACTTCATGACAAAATTACTGTTTCACACCGTATAGATTGTTATCAAACGTCCGCTGATTTTAATAATAATTTTACTCATATTAAAGACCAATTAGACTATTTTATATTAAATAATTACTCTTATTGGCAACAAGTAAAAAACGAATTAGAATACATGCGAACTAAACACCTACCAAAATGAACAACGACCTAAAACTCATAGCCTCGACCGCCATCCTCCCGGTACTTGCCGACTTCCTCGAAGACCTGAACGAAGACAAAGCCTTCCGTACTGACATGAAGATGGCTACACTAAACCTCATCGGACAAATACGAAAACTCGATGAAAGGATCATGAAACACGCATCGAACGAAACAAGCGAACAACAAGTAAACATACAAATAGCATTTAGACAATGGTTAAAGTCAGCGCAATCTACGGAAGAAAATTAAAGTACATAAAGTCCTACCTACCGAAACGAAATTTTTATACAATGCATGAATTTTTCTTAGTTTGTCCGTGTTCTCACGACTCACTTAAAGAGGCAAACCGACTTAGACAATTAATGCAGTGGCGTCAAGTTGGTATGGTGTGGGCTACGTTGTCAGGCTTTTCACTAACGGAAGCAGGGAAGTTATTTAATAAGAACCACGCAACGGTAATTCACTCCCAAGAAATGGTTAAACTTGCACTGGAAGGTTACCACCCCGAACTATTAGAAAAGCTAAACGAGGTTTTGGAGTGCATCGAAATCACGAACGCTCACGCAAACGACTATAATACGGCTTTGATTATTTCGGCACGAAGGATTGAGAACTTGTTAAAAAATAAATATTCACGTTTAACCAAAATGTCAAGGTAGTACTTATATATTTGTATAGCAGAGTAGCGGCTGCAAACTAACTTTTTTAAGTCCTTGATGTGAGTAGGTCCCGCTACACCGAAAGCATCAGGGCTTTTTTATTTATGAGCGGATGGATAAAAGTACACAGAAAAGTACAAGACCATTGGATTTTTAAGGAACAACGAGAATTTAGCCGTTTTGAAGCGTGGTTAGATATCTTATTGTGCGCAAATCACTCGGAACAAAAAGTGATTATACAAGGCACGGTTTACATTGTTAAGCAAGGCGAAAGTTTACACTCACTGGAGACATGGTCCAAGCGTTGGAATTGGTCCAAAAGCAAGGTAAAGCGTTTCTTTGACACTTTAACTAAAGAGTTAATGATTGTAACGACCAACGAAACAAAAACGACACGGGTAACTATTTGTAATTATGCAAGTTACCAAGTTGAGCGAAACGCTGACGACACACTGACGAAACGCACACGAAACGCAGACGAAACGCAGACGAAATCAAACAAGAATGAAGAGAATGAAAAGAATGAAAATAACATACCAACTCTTGAAGAGTTTGTGGCTTATGGTATTCAACAACTGCCTGACGTAAACACCGAAGCGTTACGGCTTAAATACTCGTCGTGGGTTGAAAGTAATTGGATAGTAACCGTTGGAGGTAAAACACGACCAATAAAAAACTGGAAGAGTACCCTAAACAATACTTTACCATACTTACCAAAAATGATTATACAACCGATTGACCCGTTAGTAGTAGAAATGAAACGACAAAGACAGATGTATGGTCTTGAGTAAAGGAAGCGCAAAAGAGTATCTTCACGATTACCGAGACGGGAAGATAGCGCAAGGACTCGGTATAAACTGCGACTTTGACGAGTCGTTAAGATTTAAGTATGGGCAGTATGTTGGTATTTTAGGAGCGGATAACGTTGGGAAAACTTACTTCATGACTTGGTACATGTTGGCACTGACGACAAACCACGGTTTAAAGTGGGGAATATGGATGGACGAAAACTCGAAAGGTCAAGTGCTACGAGATTTAATACAAATGTATTCAGGTGTTCCATTTAAAAAGTTGACCCACGCAGAAATTGACGCACATAGTGACTACTTAGAAGATTATTTTTTCTTTGTGAACAACAAACTGCAATACACCCCCGACAATTTGCTTAAACAATTTGAACAAATACCAGCGGATGGATATTTTATTGATCCATTTAACCAACTTGACCATGACATGAACTACGAGAACAACATTAAATTTATCCGTAGCTTAAAACGTTGGTGTAAAATCAACAAAAAGACGGCTTATTTATCAATGCACCCCGTAACTGCGTCAGGACGTAAAAGCATGGAGTACCCAATAGGTCACGAATGGGAAGGGCAACCGATGGTACCTAACAAATCAATGGCGGAAGGTGGTAAGTTATTCGCTAATATGTGCGACGACTGGGTAAACGTTCACCGACTTACTAAATTAGAATCAATGCAATTCTTTACGCTTATTGATATTGACAAAATTAAGGACAAAGACACGGGGGGAGCGCAAACGATGAGCAACAAACCGCTACAATTTTATTACAACCACGGACTTGGTTTTTTATTCAATGGAGTTGACCCAATTAAGCGACAAAAACAAGAAACAAAAATAGATTATACTAACGACCTACCTTTTTAATTATGAAAACTTACTTAGTAACATTAACAAACTCAACGCTTGTCAAAATTGGCAAGTCAAAAAGCATCGAAGCACGTTTTAATCAAATTAAAGTATGCAACCCATTTGTAAAGTCCTTTGATTATATTGATGGAGATTATGAAAAATATTTGCATTTAGTATTTAGTGATTTACGAGAACGTGGTGAATGGTTTAATTTTGAGAAATTGAATAAAGAACAAATTTTAGAAGTGGTTACCGTTGCTGTTGAGCATCGAAAAAACTTTAAAGAATGTGAAAATAGTTGTGACGCTGTGAACGATTATAATGCAGCAATTCAATTTGTAGAATTAGTAAGCAAAAAGAAATGAAAGAACTAGACATTTTAACCGCACAAATAAACCTTCGGACACTTGACCAAGCGTTGAGCATGAGCATTGACGACTTGAAGACGAAACACGCTCACCGGGTAGACTTAATTAAGCCGATGGAAACACGACAAATGGAACTTAAGGAAGCTATGTTAACCTTTTACCGAGTTTGCGAAGACCACAAGCAAGTCGTTAAGAAATACTATTCCGTATTTGAAGAGAATTTGAGACTGCGAGACGAAAACACGGAACTAAAGAAATTTATATGAAGTCATGTAAAAAATGTGGCGAAAACTTTACACCATTCTCGACGTTGGACAAGCACTGTTATGTGTGCAAAAAGACGGAACAAGCAATGAAGAACCTCGCCAAAATGAAAAAGGACAAGTTGAAAAAGCAAAAGGAAGACCTGCTAACCGTTTCGGACTATCTTAAAATGACGCAACAAGTATTCAACAAGTGGGTAAGGCTACGAGACAAAGACCAAGGTTGTATAAGTTGCGGCAATCCCCTCGGAAGTAAATACGACGCTGGTCACTTTTGGAGCGCAGGAGGACACTCTTCGGTGCGGTTTCACCCTGACAACGTCCACGCTCAATGTGTGGCTTGTAACCAACACAAACACGGAAACTTAATACCTTACCAAGAAGCCTTAATAAAGAAAATAGGGTGGGACGGTTACGCTTGGCTCGAAAGTTTTGCCCACGATACGAAAAAATGGGACAAGGAAGAACTGAAAGAATTAATTGCTTTGTATAAAAAAAAGATAAAAGATGAATCGTATTAAAAATAATACTATATTTGCATAAACCAATAAGAAAAACAACATGAAAAAAGAAGAAGTAAAAGTTGAAGAACTGGTTAAGGTCACGGGACTTTACCCAAAACTACACGCTGCAAAGCAGAAAATCGGGAAGGTAGTTAAGAATTCTACCAATCCTCATTTTAAAAACAAGTACGCCGACATTAACGGATTGATTGAGACAGTTGAACCAGTGCTACTTGAACAAGGTTTGCTTTTATTGCAACCAATAGCCGAAGGAGTAGTTAGCACGTTGATCATTGACATTGAAAGTGGGCAGTCGGTCGTTTCAAGTATGCGCCTTCCCGAAATACAAGACCCTCAAAAGATAGGTTCTGCGGTGACTTACTACCGACGCTATACCTTGCAGTCGTTGTTGAGTTTACAAGCTGAAGACGACGACGCTAACAGCGCAAGTGCAACCGTCAAAAACACGAAACCAAGCATTGACCAAGTAAGATTCGAGAACGGACTAAGCCAAATTGAGGAAGGCAAGTTAACACCCGAAGCATTTAAGAAAGCACTAAGCGGGTTTCAATTAACTGACTTACAAACCAAATCTTTACTACTACTATGAAAATTCGCTGCAGCTCGTTAGGTAAGATAATGACTTCCCCCAAATCAAAGGGGGAGGTCTTGTCTCAAACCGCAAAGACGTACCTAAAAGAACTTGCCATTGAGGAAAAGTTCGGGATCCGTAAGGAGTTCTCAAGTCGTTACACTGACAAGGGGAACATTCAGGAAGACACCGCAATAGAAATGGCATCTAAAGTTTTGAGTTTGCCGTTTGCGCTCAAAAACACGGAATACTTTGAGAATGAATTTATCAAAGGAACGCCCGACTTGATCCTTGAAGACGAAATCATTGACATTAAATGTAGTTGGGACGGTACTACCTTCCCGTGGTTCGAAGATGAACTTCCTAACAAGGATTACTTTTGGCAACTTGTAGGATATTGTTGGCTCACTGGACGAAGCAAAGCCCGGGTAGTGTATTGCTTAGTAGACACCCCCGAAGACATCGTACAAGACGAGATTCGACGTACCTCATGGAAGAAATTTGAGATTGACGTAACGGAAGAAACGGAAACGGAAGTCCGAGCAAAACACGAATTCTCTCATATAAGCGAAAATAAGCGTATTAGAGCGTACTTAATAGAGTTAAACGAGGCTAACATCAAACAAGTGAAAGAAAAGCTGTTACATGCAAGAGAATATTACAACGACTTAATCACTAAATTGTAAACCAAAAGTGCATTATAACGCACAAAACACGAACAAAAAGTAATTTTAAAGGCAACTTATGAAAGTAGATAGAATAGTTATCCAAGTACTAAACCAAATAGCAGACCGCAGCGAGAAGGGGCTAGAGAAATACGGAACGAACTTAGAACGAACAGACCTTGAGACGTTGGACTGGCTGCAACACGCCCAAGAGGAAGCAATGGACTTATGTCTATATTTAGAAAGATTAAAAGAGCAAATCAAAAACAAACAATTATGAGTTACGAACACAAAGCAAACACGGGTACCCTTTTCCCTAACAACAAAAAGGCGGACAATCACCCGGACTACAAGGGTAAAATCAAAGTAGGTGACCAAGAGTTTGAACTTGCAGGGTGGATTAAAAAGACGGACAACGGACAATTTCTTTCTTTGAAACTATCCGAGCCCTTCCAACCTACACCGCAGAACACCAGCGAGAAAATTGCTGACTCAACGGGTATTCCATTTTGAGAGTAGCTGAACTAACCCAACTCAACGGCTTTCTTCGGGAGGTCGTTGAGTCACGGCTTGAAGTGGAAAGCATGCGGTCATTTTGCCGACGATCAAAAGTGCAATGCAGCCAAGTGAAGAAACTACTAAACAACGAAGGCGGCTTAAACACGACCACCGTTCAGAGAATAGCACACGCATTGATTGACTCACGCTACGAGGCACAGGATATAAGCGGCCAAAACTAGCAAATAAGATATACTTTTGGCGCACTATTAATTACAAAACGATTAAAGACATGTGGCAAAAAATAGGACTTAACCTTTAACGAGATGAGAAGAAAAAAGATTGATAAGATGCACCGCAAGTATAGAACAGATAGGCGAAGGATAACAGACATTTGCCGTTACATTTGCCAACTACCGCCATTTGAGCGTTTGAACCCTGAGGAATAAGTCAGGGTTTTTTTGTTGGTTAATAAATAATTGTATCTTTGACTAAAATCTAATCATTATGAAACACGTATTGAAAGCATTAAATAAGGAATTACAAAGTCTTTATGACAATGAAAAGACGGATGCAGCATTAATTCAAAGATTAAGAAATGAAAGGGCTAAACTTGAGACGGAAGTACATCATTTGAAAAGTGAAAAGCATACTTTGATGTTACATATTGAAGACTTAACCAAAAATAAATAATCATGGAATACGTTTTTTTAATTGCGTTAGGGTGGTTTATCCAAGAGTTCGAACCATTTAAATACATTGCCGAGTGGGTTTATGACCGAATTAAACCACGTCCAATTTTAGAATACATTTTCGGCTCGTTGGAGTGTTGGCAGTGTTGCACATTTTGGAGTGCGTTAGCTGTCACTTGGTCGTTTGAAAAGGCGGTCATCTCGTCGTTTATTGTTTTCGGTCTTCAAATATTGCATGAAGGATGGATGCGCAAGAGGTAGACTTGTTCGAGCAGTTGAAAGACGAATTCAACACTGGGAAGGTGAGCAAGGTTACTGCCGTTCGATGTCGTGACGTTTGGAACGTTTACAACCCTACAAGAAAAATAACCTATTGCATGTGTTCTTCGGTTCAACGACGGATATACGGCAGGGACTTTATCGAATGGTATGAAGGTCAAAATAGATAAATTCTATACTGAGAACTACAAGACCTTAGTTTTAGCTGCGAAAAGACGAATTACGCAACTAAAGAAAAACATAGAGCCTGAAAGTTTAGTAAGTTCTTCCTATTTGTACGTAGTGGGTAAAGCCGACACCATTACGGAGGACGAAATACCACGCCTGGCGTTTGGGTTTATCCTATTAGAACTTATCCGCACCAACTCGCAGACGAACCTGAAAGAAAGGCTTAACCCGGTAGACTTAGACTTTGACATTTCAGACACG